CAATAGTTCCTGAAGCATCGGCAACTAATGCACCTGCACCAGCCCCACTACCTATTACTACACAATCATTAACAGCGGCTGTAGTCCAAGAACCGCTCATAGCGTTGTATCCGATTGCTACGTTATCATCTGTTTCAGTAGTACCTTGATAGAGTGCATGATAACCTACTGCTACATTGTGTTCGCCTGTTGTAACGTCTGCACCTGCTCCTTCACCAAATAAGGAGTTTCCAGTACCTGCGGCTAAATCTACACCGCAATCTTTTCCAAATGCGGTATGTGATGTACCTGTACCGCTACCTATTGCATATACTTCAGTAGCTGATACAAATAAAGGTATAGTATTACCTGCACCATCTGAGCATTGGTCAGCAGAACCCTCTGCACCTCTTGCTCCGCTATCGGATGTTTTTAATAAACCAGTATAAGTACTGGCAATCGTTGAACCTGTTAAAGCTGCCATAATTTTACTCCGTTAAGTTTTAAACTATATCTTCCCATTTCCGGTGTTCGTTTTCCCAGATGTCACTGACAGTCTGCCATAGATCTCTTGCGAGACGTGCAGTCTGCTTAACAATTGATGTGATCCGTAATGCAAGATTAAGCATTTAGCCGACGTAGGCGATTACTGCACCTGTTGCTGTCAATGTGAAACCAGTCCAACGACCAAATATTGTCATCCCCTGGGGAAATGTAACACCATCAATAGCTGCGCCGGCATCAGCGTCTATGGATGTACCGGTCCCGGCATCATCCGGAAAAAGCTGTTCTGTTTCTGCTACCAGGCCACCGCTTCCGGATGCAAATATCGTGTCTTCAATAAATTGGATCGCAACAAATACGCCTTTAGCGCAAGTACAGGCGGTTGTTCCGGTGACTAAGATTGAGCCTTCCTGGCCCAGAGATCTGTTTTGGACCTCAGATACACTAAATTGTGCCATCTTGTTTCTCCTTTATGCCTTACCGAGCGTGACAGCTCTCATGGGCATCTTGGTTTATATTACTTTTTCTTCTCTCAGAGACTTGTCAGTGATCTGATTGAAGTGAAAGACCGGAGCTGATAATAGTTTCTTCACTTTTTCAGTTCCGCACTTGGGACATTTAATTTTTTCGCCTTGTTTCCATGTATGTTCCCACTTATTGCGACATGGACTACAAAGAAAGTCGTTAGTCTTCACTTTTCTTCTTGGCAGACTTCAGCGGAACACCATTTTCATCGCATTCCACATAACCTTTCTTCTTGAACTCTGATACTACTTTCTTTTTAATCCAATCGACTTTACCAAAAATTGATCCATCTGGACGTTTAAAATATCTCATAATATCTCCAGTGTGTCATCCGGGGCCGGAAGCCCGACCCCGGATAGACTGTTTTAATTAACCCGGTTTTATGGGTTAGCGAAGTTGACTACTCCGCATGAAGTGGAACTTGCTCCGTGAGACAGACAAGCGCCAAACAGGGTATGGACAACAATAGAAGTGGACAGGTAATCAATATCCCGTGCCGATTCAACTGTTGGAGCCAACTGCATAGCCAGGTAAACAGATTCTTTCTTAAAGATAGACGCTGTTTCGTCGCCAGTACCGCCGTCATCATCCCAATCAGTACTTACGAAAGTAGGCATCCCATATACAGAGCCAACTGCACCCGATACACTCGGATTCTGACCATCACCGCGACGGCTTGCATCATAAAAGTCCTGCAATGAAAGCGCACTCATGTAAGCTGCTGGTGAGCAGTAGAAGTACGTTTCGCCATCTGCGTAATCGTGGCCGGCATCCAGAAGTTTCTGTAAACCGGAACGGATCAGAGCGGTTGTGAACGTATTGTCAGAAGACAATGTGACATCGTTGCCAGTCGCAGCCTGTACCACAGAAACCGCAATATAGTTCTCGATGAATTTCGCAATCGAATACCCCATAGATTTCGCATATGCATTAAAAAGATCTGCGGATTCTTGTATGCGAACGTGGTCGCCTATCCGTTTAGCTTCATAAGCATGCTGGTCAACAGTGAGATCCACTTTACCGTCAGTGTTAGCACCGTATGTTACAGCACTTCCGCTTGACAGTGTAGCAGCAGTCTCTTCAGTTACTTTCGGAATATGGAGAATATCTCCACCTTCACTCATCAGTGATGAAAAGTCCATCACCTGGTTGCGGATTTGAAATTTGCGAGATGCGTAATCCGCTATTGCGTCCCGCCACAGCTCGGGAATAAAATTCGCCGCTGTTGTCGTTGTTACTTCAGCCATTGTTCAATTTCCTCTTTTAGCTGACTGCCCGCTTCTGATACCCGGAAACAATCTTTTGCCAGTGCTTCTGCCGATCCTTGTCTGAGATATCTTTATACTCATCAGTCAATTCATTGACAGGCACGGCGGGATTGTTAGCCACATTCACGCGAGCAGTAGTATTAATTATTTTACCGTGAACCGCCTGTAACTTATCCAAAGGCAAGTCACCAAATGTTTCACGATCATCTTCATCAAAGTCGCTTAACAGTTTCTGGCGCAGATCAGCTTCCTGTTTCTTTGCCATCTCTACAATCGGCTCCAGCTCGGAGATCTTATTCGCCCGCTCTTCAGCGAGTGTTTTCCATTCTGCTTGCTCTTCCAATTGTTTTTGCCGAGAATCTTCAATCTGTTTCTCCAACTCAGCAATCTTTTCCCTGTCTTTTTGCGACCTGGCCCGGTATTTCTTGCTTTCAGCGATCAGTTCTCCAACATTGGACTGTGCCGGCTGATCCTGGCTGTCAGTTGCCACCTCTTGAGCTTGTTTCGGCTGCTCTTCCGCTGGTGCGCTCTGCACCTGTTTTTCTTCAGACATATACTGTCTCCTTTTCTCGCTACACTCTGTAGACTTTTGTTCGTGTTTTCAGCAGTCGCTGCAAGTTCTTCGCAATCTGACTGGCAAAAATATGTCCGACCGCATTTTCAACATCCGGTCCTAAACTTTTAGTGGAAGCGATGACACGCTTGGTCTTTTTCCCGTGTACCATGCTTTCTGATCTAGCATCATCATTCATTCCACGCTCAATGGCAAGCTGGTCGCTCTGGAATCCGTATTTCCATACAATCTCACCGCCTTGAAATTCTGACACCATTGGAATAAAATATTTTAACAGTTTACCGGTCAGCTTCAGATTCACCGGAAATACCTGTTTACTGATCTGGCCTGCGCTTTGAGATGTATTTGCCTGTTTCGCTTCACCGTATGAGATACTGTATTTGTGGAATGGTTTGCCTTCTGCGTCAATACCTTTATCAATCTGCTTTTTATGCACTTTGACAAGTATTTTACCGTACTGCTTCAAATCAGACGGCGTGAACTGAATCATTTTCTTAAAATCAAACATCTACAGGTAACCATAAGTGACGGCAGTTCACTCCGCCCCGGAGCATAAAACCGTCGCTTTTTATCACTTTTATTTCTTTTCTGGTTAAAGGCTGGGCATTTAAATATTCACGGCATACAGGCCGGTTCTTGTCGTCCCTGGGACCATCGTAGCGGTACTTTGTGCTTGCCGGAAGATCAGAAGCCATCTGAGATATCACAGCTTGCTGATAATTGGATATCTGAGTGACAATCACATTATCCAGCCTTGGGACCGCTGACTTGATATTTGCTCTCATTAAATCTTCCATTTCAAATTTATCTAATCTGTTTAAGATCCCCTGAGCCATTGATGAACGCATTGTAGATGAAACATAACGAGTTAAACTTTCTATGTTGAAACGCTGGATATTTTGCAGAGCCAGGAGTTGTGTCTCCGTCGCAGTCCCAAAAAACGGCAAATCAGCAAGAACAGTCTCCGTTGCAGCCATGTAGGCGTTGATTCCGGTAGAGAGGCCCAGCGCTTCAACAAAGTATTCCGCAAAACCGAGCGCAGCGAGAATAGCCAGTATTTCTTCAGTTGAGAGTCCTTCATCCTCTAATTCCTGTGTATCGCTGATAAACCGATTAGTAGCATCATCCAGGCTGTCTTGATAAGACTTGATAGCATCGTCAATTGCTGCCATTAGTTGCTAAAATATTCAGTAATCGGTTTTGCGGAGTATTCTCCGATTGGAGTTGTTCAAATCTTTTCCTGTCTTCCTTGCTCGCATCCGGATTTTGATAATCAAACCAGTCCTGCTTGCTGGCAAGTCCAGTCTTAAAGCGCCAATCCCAGAGCAGCACTTCACTTTCCGGAGTCAAGGCGTAATTCGGCTCTAAGAAGTCCACACTGTAGTCTTCACCAACATCTGTGCCGGTTTCTACCTGAATAATCTTGCGGTCAACTTCAAAACGCCTGTGTTCCCATGGCCGCCAGGTGTCTTCAGTCATTGCACCTCTCTCGTCCAAATTTTCCATTTCTTCAATGGCTAAGGCAGACGCGCTTGGCGCATTCCCGGAATTATCCCGTGCATATTTTGCTCTTATATGGTTGTTATTTAATGTAGTCTCCACTAAAAAACGTGTCGCCTCTATAATCTCTGTCAAGCTCCCGCCGCTGTTGGTTACACCAAAATTTGCGCCTTCAGGCAAATAAAGTATTTTATCCGTACCTATCGAAATACGGCTTGCGTCATCAATGCCTGAAACAAACTTTATACCCATTGCGCCGTACTTGATGGCGATACTCAGCTCCAGAAGCGCCACATTCACCGCTAAATCAGTCTGAGCCACATCCATTGCGTTGCCAACATCGAAATCACGTATCGGAGGATAGCGGTGAGTGAATGTAACCGGCAAAACACCGTATGGATTGATATCCTGCTCATTTACTGAGACAATTCTTGAATTCTCGTCAATTAAATAGTGTCTTCCCGGCTGACCGTAACGCTCTTCCACCCATACCGCGTGAACCGGAGTGTTTATCTTCGCATTTCCTTGATATTCTATCGGATAACAAACACCAATCGGCTTATCCCGTGCGTCACCGGCCAAAAATAACGGCTCAAAGTGAGATAAGATCTCATATTCAATCTTTTGCGTAGTCTCATTGAACTTTGAACGGAAAGCCATTGTGCCAAGAAGAAAGGTCAAACGCTCCAGTAATCTGCGCTGTGAATTCAAACTGTGAGATGTGATTGATTCCAAATAACTATCTGATACTCGGAGGCGGGGCGGTTTCTTGTACGTCATTGCGCGTAAAGAGCAAACTCGCTTTGTCAAGTTGTTTACTGGTGTCACCGTCTGACGCAGAGTCTCGTTTCCGAAGTACTTAGCTACATAGGTATCAATATTGATTCCTTCATAGAAATCCATTAAATAATCACGCTCACGGGTACGCTCGTCCTCGATATAGCGCAATTTCTTCTTTAAAGCAGTGGTTACCGCTTCCTGTGACAAATCCGGAATAGTCAGCATTCTTCTACCTTCTGGAGAAAAAGACTACACATAGTCGATTACACCAGCCATCCTGGAGCGCATTGGGAATAAATTCACCAGAGCGAAACGAAGTGCATCCGCTGCGTGATCAAAACGGCCATCTTTTAATGGCATCTCTTTTAACTGCTGCTCCTCACGATGCTCCGGATAACGGTAATTCTCGTAACTCTGGATGGATTCCACACACTTGGGAGCAACAAAAAAGTGCGGATCTCCGTTTGCGTCCTCAAACCAGCGCCTGACATGCCCCACTCCGGCCACTACGTTGCGGGTAGTAGCGTCTTTCTTGTACTTCAAGAGCATATTCTGCTGTTTAAAGATATAAATATCACTCACACCACTCTGAATCGATACCCCAGCTCCCGCTGGATCGCAGTACATACCGTTATAAGTGTAGCCAAGTGATTTAATCTTCTTTGCAAAATCTTCAGTCTTCGTGTTCTTCATTGCGACTTCGTCGATTTGAAAAACAGTTGCAAGTCCGTCGGTGTTGTGCTTGACCTGGAGAATATTCGCATGACATGCCCTGTACCCGAAATCCAAACCGATATATGTGGGTAAAGACGGATCGTATCTGAGATCATTCTTGATCTGCTGGAATCGGTTGAATGGGTAAACTTTCCCAGCAAAACTTGTAAACTCCGCCAACACCTCTTGGCGTACAGTCTCATCCGTGAGAGTCCTGCGAAGCTCATCTAAGTCGTCCAGAAAGTACGGTGAAAGTGTGCTGGGGAATTGCCAGCTCTCCCAATCCGGGTAGTCCGGGTCCGCTCCACGGCGAAACAACTTCTCAAAATAGTTGAATCCCCTGGGAGTGGATGTGAATAATGCCCATCCTTTCCTGTCGGAAAGCGTTGGCCTGAGAAACATCTCATATGTATTCCTTGGTATTAAGGCCATCTCATCGATGACTAAGTAATCTACTCCTTCGCCTGGTTAATCAAGTGTCCGCCCCCCAGCAATACTGCCAGGGGGCAGACCACCTATAAGCGAATCCGGAGCGTCAGCACTCTTTACAGATATCTCGCTGTTCAATCCGGCAATCTTTAAGTAATACAAATCTCCAGAAATCTCTTTCTTGCTGTCAATCGGCAGCTTTAATTCTGTCATCACCATGCGCTTAACTTCCCTGGCAATCTTCTGCGCTAAGTTGTAATTGGGTCCGACTATCCAGCCACGGGTGTTGGGCGTTAAAAGCCAAGGCATGATCTCGTAAGCAGCCATCCAGGATTTCCCGGATCTCCTGCCCATGCAGACAACGCGGAAACGCTTACTGGATTTGCCCTGTAACGGTCCTACACTATGAATGGCCCACTGCTGTGGTGTCGGCTGATACCCCAAGTGTTTCCAGAGTTTTCTCCGGTTCACTATCTGCTTTATCACTCGCCTCGAATCCTACTTCTTTTAGTACGTTCTCCAGGTTGCCTACTAAGTCTAACTGAGATTTGTCAGTCTGCTGTAAATAATTCTTGCCCAGAAAGATCAATAACGCCGTGTTGCCAAGCTCAAGTGCGTTCTTCCACTGGGCTTTTCGTAAAGAAAACTTCATCTCCTCGAATCCAGCTTCATACTCTGCCTTGTATTTCGAGCGGATCAATGTCTCGCCTACTTTGAAATATTTTGCTATCTCAACTATCGTGCAGCCGAATGAGGCCAGCATGCGGATCTTGTCTCTGTCTAATTCTATTGGTGTGCGTCCCATTACAAATACTCGAAAAGTTGACAGCACTTGTCCATTGCGCGTCGCCAGTATGTCTTTGCGCTGGATGCACTGATGTCGAGTGCCAGCGCTATGGATGGGAAAGTGTGCTGGTTGGTACGCATCTTTAAAACTGTTAGTTCCCGGTCTGATAATTGGTCATATATGTGGTGCGCAGACAACTGAAGCCACCGTTGCTCCGGCGGTATTAAACCAGATTGGAAGATTGCCATCTTGATGGAGTACTCTTCCGCCTGGTCGATGGCATCTGCTAACGAGTCATCCTCAGTTATGTTCTGCCACGCTGTTGTCATATGCAACGGAAGTTATACACATGGGGTGTTCGCAAAATAGCGAAAATGTTCTAAGACCGACTAACTAGTACACCGGCAGCCGGCCTTGGTGCGTCCGTCCTGGTCGTGGTATTGGTTATTCTATCCGATACCCGACCGACGTGAAACCGTGATCATGTCAAACAATGACAACAAAGGAAATAAAAAACTCCATTCCATATTTGAAACCATCGCACAC